AGGGTGACATAAATATAATTAGTATGCTACAATAAAACTATGGAAATATTCACAAAAATAAAAAAGCTATTCAAAACAAAAACCGTAGTCCAATACGGAGGGTTAGAATTACTCAGCCGACTAACAGCTGGGACATGGAGCAAGGGCAAAATGCTCGAGCAATACGAAAAATCGCTTTATGTTTTTGCCTGTGTTTATAAGATAGCGGAAAAGGTAGCGTCGACAGACTTTGACCTTTATCAGATTTTGAATTCAAAGGGCGATGTTAGAGAGATACAGAATCATCCAGCGCTTGATTTAATACACAAGGTTAATCCATTTCAAACCAAATCGGAGTTTTTGAAAATCACGATGATAAACAAAAAGCTATGTGGCGACGCTTTTTGGTACAAAGTAAGAAACGAACGAGGGCAGGTAGTAGAACTATGGAACTTAAGACCAGATTTTATTGAGATAGTCAAAGACCCTGAGAGTTTTATCAAGGCATACAAATTTAATAAAGCCGACGGCACGCAAGAGATATTTGACCCAGCTAATATCGTTCACTTCAAATACCCGACTCCGTTAGATGATTTCTTTGGCACAAGTCCAATCAAGAGCGCGACCGTTAGAATAGATACCGAAAGTTATGCCGGGCAATACCAGCGTGACTTTTTTTTGAATAATGCCAGGCCGGACGGAGTAATCAAAGTCAATGCAGGAATGAATATTGACGCAGAAACTAAAGATGAGATTAGAGAAGAATTTGAAAAACGGCATAAAGGAGTAGGCAAGAATAGCAGGCTGGCCATAGTGGAGGGAGATATAGAATATCAGCAAGTCAGCATTAACCAAAGAGAAATGGATTTTATTGAATCAATGAAATTCACCAGGGACGACATCCTTGTAGCGTTTGGAGTACCGAAAGCAATCGTGGCCATAACAGACGATGTGAATCGAGCGAACGCGGAAACATCGATGTATATATTCTTAAGCGAAGTAATTAAACCCGAGCTGACAATGCTAATGGAGAAAATAAACGAAATGCTTATTATCCCAGATTTTGGCGATAACTTATTTTTAACATTTGATGACCCGACACCTGAGAACCGAGAACAGACAATTAAGGAATACGAAACAGGAGTTAAAAATAATTATTTATTAATTAACGAAATAAGAGCAAAAGAAAACCTTGAGCCAATCGAAGGAGGATGGAGCATGTACCGACCGCTGAGTGAAGTGCCAGTCGGCGGGTTAAATGTTGGCAAGCAATCTAAATATATTAAAGAATGGGAGGACAAAAAAGCCCAGGAAGAAAAAGACAACAAGCTAAAAATATTCAGGGGCCGAGATATGCTACTCAAGAAATTAAAGATTAAAGAAATGCTGGTGGAGGAATTGAAAAAAGCATTTAAAAAACGAACGCCTGTGGATAAGTCGAAAGACGCGAAGAATATCCAAGAGGACAAAAAGATAGAAAAAGAAGCCGCGCCATTAATTAAAGGAGAGATTAGAGAGAAATACGCAGGGCTAACTATTAAGCAAATAGACCAGCGCGCCGAAATATTAAAGACGGCAGTAAATGGACTCGTTCAAAAACAGGGCGATGAGCTTATTGCGATTTTAAGCAAACTGGATTTAACAAAAGCCATAGGCAAAGAAACCAAAGGCAAGATTAGGACTCGTTCAAAAACAGGGCGATGAGCTTATTGCGATTTTAAGCAAACTGGATTTAACAAAAGCCATAGGCAAAGAAACCAAAGGCAAGATTAATGATTTTTACAAAGGGCAAGAACCGATATTTGCCGAGTTTGTATTTCCATTTATAGAAGAGTTCACAAGAAACGCTGGACTGGAAGCAATGGCTGTGGTTAACCCGGACAAAGGATTTGAAATGACGGACGCGGTAAGGAAAGTATTGAAAACAAGGGCGACAGAGTTCGGATTGGGAGTTAATAAAACTACCCGGGAAAAAATTACAAAAACAATTAACGAGGGAATAGTTGATGGCGAAAGCATGATACAAATCAGCGACCGGATTAATAAAACATACGAGGAATTTCCAACATGGAGGTCAGACCTCATCGCGCGGACCGAGTCGACGGCCGCAAACAACGAAGGATTTATAGAAGCTTATAAACAAAGCGATGTCGCGACCCACAAAGAATGGATAGCGACAATGGATGACAAGACGCGACCAGCTCACATGGAACTGGATGGACAGATAGTGCCAGTTGGTAAAACATTCTCAAATGGGCTACAATATCCACAAGAGCCAAACTGCAGGTGCGTCATTGGCCCAGCGTTTGAAAAATAACTATACTTGACATCCAAAAAGTGCTACACTAAAAATATGCCTAAAATTTACAAAAACAAATTAATGCGAAAGGACCTGTTTTTTAAGGTCAAAGAAATTGACGATGAAAAATTTACAATCCGCGGAGTTTTTTCAACCAGCGGAGAGGACAGACACGGAGAGATTATAGACCAGACTGGATGGAAGCTTGAGGAGTATATGGAAAACCCAGTTATTTTATTCGCGCATGATCAGTGGACACCAGCAATCGGCAAAGCGATTAAGCTGGAGATAGACGGATACGGAAACCTTGCGGGGGTAATTCAATTTGCGGTAGAGGAGTCGGAATTAGCCAAAACAATTTTCAATCTTTATAAGGGCGGATTTATGCGAGCGTTTTCAGTCGGGTTTATGAATAGTAAATACGAAGTCGACGAGGAAAACGATGTTATTATTTTAAGAGAGAATGTATTATACGAAATTAGCTGTGTGAATGTTGGAGCAAACGCAACCGCATTGGCGCAATCAAAAGGAATTAACATAACGCCGATTAGCAAAGCAATTAAAAAGGCAATGAGAAAAGCGCGCAATAAAAAGATAGAAAAGAAAATAGAAAATCAGGAAGTGGAGCTATCAGACAAAACGATTAAAAAAATCAGCGACAATTTATGCGAACAACTTCAAAAAATTATAAGGACCGATAATGCCGGGCAAAGACCAGTCAAGGTCGAAACCCCTGCCGGCAAGGGCGGTGTTAAAAGATTTGCTTCAAATAAGCAGATCAACAAAGTGATAAGACAACTTATCAAGGAAAAAAGTAAAGTTAATTAGAAAGATTATTATGAACATTGCAACTTTAATCGCCAAATTCATCAAGGATGGATTGGCGTCGCTAAAGGACGACGAAAAGGAATTGTTGAAAGACAATGTAAGCCTTATGTCGCCCTCACAGCGCGAACAGTTTGAAAAGTCAGTGAAAGAAGCCGACGAAGCCTCAGATGAGGATAAGGACGGCGATGACGCTCCTGAGGGGGATGATGGAGCAGGAGATGGTAAAGACGACGAGGCCGTCGATGAAAAAGCTTTGAAATCGATGATTTCAAATAGCGTTCAAGACGAAATCGCTGGGCAAGTTGACGCTATCTCTGAAAGATTAGTATCGAAGTTTTTTGCTGGAGCAAAAGCTCAACGCAAAAAGGCTATCGACACTGGCGAAAAAGCAGACGATCCTAATAGGGAAAATACGCGTACTTTCTTCAAGGCGCTATTATCTGGAAATAAAGAAGTTCTCAAATCTCTTAGCACTAAAGCTTCAACATTTAACCAAACAGGCGACGACGCTCGAGGTGGTTATTTGATTCCTGAAGAATTGCGAGCGGAGGTATTGAGAATCGCTGAAGCTCAATACGGATTGGCAAGGCGTGATTTCACATACCTACCATTTAGCGGACCAGGAAACGAGCGTAAGATTCCTACATTGGCATCAAGCGTAACTGTTAACTGGACAAACGAGAGTGTGAAGAAAACTGGAACTAATCCAACATTTGGATTAGTTACGCAGACTCTTAAGAAATTAGCCGCGATTATTCCATTCACCGAGGAAATCCTCGAGGACAGCGCGATTAATTTAACTCAATTAGTAGCGACATTATTCGCGGAAGCCGTTTCGAAAGAGGAAGATGTCCAGTTTTTCTATGGGACAGGTTCTCCATGGACTGGTATTCTTAATAACGGTTCAGTCGCGACGGTTGACTTAGGAACAGGTGAGGGCGTTTCAGACATTACATTCGAAAAGCTTATTGATATGCAAGACGAATGTCCATCAGGAGCGTTGCCAGGAGCGAAGTATTACATGAACCGAACCGTCTATAGTTATTTGAGGAAACTCAGAGCTGACGCAGTATCGGCAAGTGACGGAAAAGGAATGTTTTTACTTCCACCTAACAAGAAAAGCATTGAGGATATTTTGGATTACCCAATTGAATTGACAGACGCTATGCCAGGCAAAACCCTCACAGGGGCCGCCAAGCCGTTTGTTATTTTCGGCAATCTGAAATTGGCTGCGATTTTTGGCGACAAACAGCAAATCCGAGCCAAGCTTCTTGACCAGGCTACGATTACAGACGGAGATGGTGAAACAGTCATTAATCTTGCTGAGCAAGATATGGTGGCGATTCGGTTGGAAGAAAGAGTCGGCTATGTGCTGGCTTTGCCTACAGCCGTTGTAGTGCTTAAGACAGGCGCCGCATCCTAACCGATGAGGTAAGGGAGGGGGAGAAATCCCCCTCCGAAAGGTCGATAGTAGTAGAAATTTAATTTAAAACAAACTTATGGCCGCTACAGTACAAATAAACGAATTCAACGATGTTGGCGAGGACAAAACAGCCAATATCACAAACTCCAATATGGGGTCGGTTGATGACCCGAATTTAGTTGCCGCAGACAATCCAGTTATACCTGGTGAAAACACATTTGAGAAATGGCAGAAAATAGAAGTTACAGCAATGGGAGGTTCAAGTAAAATTGATAACCTCAAGATTTGGAGAACGACTGCCTTAGGAGGATCAGCCGTTCATAAGACCAACGCCAGAACAGCCGCCTACGGAGGAGCTGAAACTTATGCTCAGCCAACAGTTAGCGCTTCAAGCATAGCGACAGAAGCAATGCCTGAATCAGAGCCAGGAAGCGCAAACTTAGGAATTGGCGGAGCATTAGCCGGAGAGCTAACTGCCGCAGGATCATCTGATTATTTGGTTCACCAAATTCAGACAGATGTAGGCGATGTGGTTGGAGCTTCGTGTACAATGCATTATCAGTACGACGAAACGGCGTAGGTTAAACCTTTATGGGCAAAGTAATATGTGGACCTTGTAAGGCGGAGTTTGAAACCAACGAGGAATACCTAAAGCATGAATGCAAAGCCGCTGGAGGCGCTAAACCTACCGAGCCGGAGTACCTGATAAAAACAACCACTCCTCATTTGGCAAAAATTTCGGAAGCCGCGCTAAAAAGAGGCGCAGACAAAACTAAATAAGACTAATACAATAGTTACTTACAGAGGATACAACTTCGAAAATCGTCTGTGAGAGCAGGCGATTTTTTATGAAAAAAATTAAATTAACACAAAGGAAATAAATAATTTTTATGAACAAACAATGGAAATTTAATAAAGAAGTAATAGAACCCGAGCGCTGGATTTGGGGTGTAGTATATAAAGACGGCACCGAACTCCATCAATTTGGCAATGATTTGATATTTCATCAGATCAAAGAAATAAAGTGGGCAGAGGTAAAAATGTTCACGATGTATAAATTAGAGGACATGAAGAAGAGAATTGATATCGTAGTAATGCCAGAAATGCAGATATTCCATTTTTACAGGAATGTCAGGCCGGCCGGAGTAGACCATTTTATCAAGATTTATGTTTTTGGATACAAAATAAGAGGAACATCAAAGGCCTGCTATAATTTTATTTTGCCGGACGATAGGATAATCATAGCGGACCGGGACAATATAGATCTAACAAAGTTTGAGTTAGGGAGATAATTAAGAATTAATTAATATGGCAACAAATACAAAATACTCATTCAAAGACTTTCTAAACAAAAACTTCAAGGACATTCCTGTGGAAGAATTTAATAATACCGAAATAATCGGAAGCTGTTTTTATCAGGAATGTTTAGAAGACGATGAAAATGTTATAAAAGATATTTTCCCCGATGGAATGACAGGCGTTATTTTCAAAAGATGTAACCTTGATAATGTTTTAATACCTGATGGCAACACAATAGAAACAGAGGGAGAGCATAGATGTAGTGTTCGCAAATTAAAGGTGCAAAATGATTTAATGGATTGGATTTTAGATGACAATTTAAAACCCGTAGAGCCGACTAAGAAGAGAAGATATATTGAATTAGATATAAGCATAGACCCAGCACATATACCAACTCCGAAAATGTTAGAGAGTATTATTCGTAAAAAAGAAAGGGAATTAGAAGAATAAAATTATGATATCAGCAAATTGCGTATGGGAAATACGCACAACAGGAAGTAATAATAATGGAGGAGGATATGTTGGTGGGGGGACTGATTATTCTCAACAAGATGCGGCTCAACTATCGCTTACGGATTTGGCAATGAAGTCTGTGCCTGATGCTGTTTTTAATGGCGCTGGCTTAGACGATATGGTAAGTAGTGGAATTGCTACTGCTCTTGGAATTAGTTTCAAAATAGAAATAGATAGCGTAGGAGCGACCGATACTTTCAAATGGTCAGATGACGGTGGTGCAACTTGGAATGCTACACTTGTAGCAATAACAGGAGGGGCACAAGCTTTAAGCAATGGAGTATCTGTAACCTTTACAGCAACAACAGGACATACTGCAGGAGATTATTGGACTTTAACAACTAATTTTAATTTAACTTCAGCGACAGGAGGATTAACTGCGGCAATGGTTGGTAATTTAATTCAGATTACAGCAGGGACAAATTTTGCAACAAATAGATTTTACGAAATTAAATCATATACAAATACAAATACGGTTGTATTAGACAGGAGTGCTGAAAGTTCGAGAGGAGCAACAGCAGGTACAGGAGCAGTTGGTGGATGTTTATCATTACCAGAAGACAAGATATTAAATGATGCAGAACCAGGGAATACTTTTCATATGAAAGCAGGAACTTATACTCTTACTGTGGATTTTGATTCATCGCAAGGAGGCGCAGCTGATTCACCAATTAGCTTTTTAGGCTACAACACAACAAGAGGAGATAATCCAATAGGAGATAATAGACCATTGATTGCGGCAGGGGCTTATGAAGTTGATTTTAATGCATATTATATCATTAAAAATTTGCGAGTTACTACTACTGATTATGGGGGGTTAAGTTCAAGAGGGAGTATATTGGAAAATTGCAAATCAACGAATAGTAGTGTTATTTCTGGTAGATTTGCGATAGAATGTTATATTTCAACAGATGGATCGGTTATAATCAATTCTGAAGCTATATCAACCAATGGGAATGCAATTGATTCAAATTATGATATAAAAGTAATTGGTTGTTATATCCATGACAGTGTTAATGGCATTGATGTTGGAAATAAAAGCACAATAACATTTAATATAATAGATACTTGTAGTAATCATGGGATAGATGTGCCAAATGCATTTCAGATATCAAATAATACTATATATAATTGTTCTGTAGGTATTAATGCAGATTATCCAAAATATTATGTAATATTAAATAATATAATAGATACATGTACAACGGGTATACAGTTTATTGAAGGTCCATCTATATATAAAACAGGATATGTAAATTACAACAACTACCACAGCAACACAACAGATGTAACAAATGTAACCAAAGGGGCAAATGCAACAGCATATGACCCATTATTCATAGATGCACCTAATGGCGATTTTTCCTTAGATTCGGGGTCAAGTTGTATTGGAGCAGGATTTTCAATTAAATTAGGAGTATAAAATATGGCAAGCCGAATAAACCAAGGTGCATGGCAGGTAATGGAGCAAGGGACTTGGCAAACATTGAGCGGAGCGGAAGTCGGAGGGGCTATATCATATGACATAACAAAAGGACTGGCATATTCTGTTAAAGCTTCGCCTGATATTACAAAAGACCTTGAGTACCAGGTAACCGCTCGGGTTGATATACAAAAAGGACTTAGCTATTTAATAATAACATCGTCAGAAATACAAAAAGCGCTGGCTTATTTGGTAATCATACCGAAAGACATTACAAAGGGATTAGAATATATTGTTAATCCCCCGCCACCTCAAGAAATTTCAAGCGGAAAGGTTGTGGTCGCTTCAGATGAAACAACGGCGACATCACCAGAAGACATAGACGGATTGACATTTGATATCACGCTGAAAAACGATGGCTATATAATGGCGTTTATGAGCGTCACTGGGAATATAGGCAATTCTCTACACAAACAAGGATATTTTTTAATTAATATTGACGGAGTAGATTCGCCAATAATAGAAAGGCATTTTCATCAAAATAAAGACGGAAATATTGGTGTAGTATTTAGGAGTGGATTATTGTCGCCTGGAACATATACAGTCAAAGGTAGACATCACACGGAAGCAGAAGTGACATTGACAAGCAAGAATATCACGCTGGTAGCATTCCCAACAGAGGATGAGGGCGGAAACGAAATAAGGAGCGTTTATGATACTGTCGCCACAGATTCGGTAGTAGGAGATACACCGGAGGACATAGATGGATTGACGCAAACTCTCACAACCCAAGCGCTATCATTCGTATTTGCGATGATAGTAGGGAGTATATCGGCAACGGCGGCCAGTATATACCGTTTAATATTGTCTACAAACGGCAAAGAAGTAGACATTGATAGAACATTAACGGAAACAGAAGATGTAGGAGTGGCTGGATTAGTAGCCAGGACAGAATTACCAGAACACGCAGGAGCAATTACCGTAAAAGGAAAGCACGCCTCGGAAGCAGGAGTAACAGGAACAATCGCGCCGGCAGTTTTAGTCGGATTAGATTTGTCAACCGTAAGCGGAGGTACTGAATATGTTGTTCCGTCTGGGAATAAATTTATTGAGGGCGCTCTTTTATCAACGACATCAATAACGCTTGAGGATATACCAGGCGCGGAAACAGAAGTTATACTCACGCAAGAGGCGCATATTTTTGCCGTGCTTACGCTTTCATCCGAAAGCGAAAAAGATAATAAAGAAAACTATTTTGCTTTAAATATTAATGGAGTAGATTTTGAGGAATGCCAAAGGACTTCGAATGGAAAATTAGATAAAGCAACGATTACAATTGTAGCGAGAACAACTTCGAAACTTGCCGCAGGAACATACACAATTAAAGGTAGATGGAGAACGACCGTAGGAAATACACTAAGAGCAATTAATGATTTATCACTCGTAGCAATTGGGCTTGAAACAACCACGCAGGATTTGCCAACACATATTGATAGAAGCTTGGATTATAAGATCGTCGCGCCGAATGCAATCACGAAAGATTTAGATTATACAGTATTAACCACGCCGGCAGAAATCACCAAGGGCCTTGAGTATAGAGTAATAACGGACAGCGAAATTGCAAAAGATTTGGATTATGAAATAGTTGCTGAAGTAGGCATTGAAAAAGGGCTTAAATATCGAATTGATATATACGAGGATGTCACAAAGGCACTAAATTATTCAATCCAAACAGAGCATGAAATTCAAAAAGGATTACAGTACGAAATAATTGCGGCAATGAAAGTTGATAAAGGATTAAGCTATAAAATAGTCACTCAATTAGATATAACAAAGGAGCTTGAATATCAAGTAAGTACTGAAAAAGAAATAACCAAAGACCTTGAATATCGGTTAAACATTCAGCAAGAAATACAAAAGGCGCTGAATTATACAATTAAAACATTCGCCATAATTCAGCGAGCGCTTGGATACGAAATTAAAGTTGAAAACGAGATAACAAAATCGCTCAGATATGGTATAATTACAATTGGAGAAAAACAACTCGAATTAGAATATCAAATAAGTTCGCCTGAAATTCTAAACAGCCTTAAATACACAATTATAATTGCGGTAGGAATAAAGAAATCACTTCAATACATATTACAGATTAATCCGTACTGTAACAAAACAACGCCGTATAGCAAAAAAGACGGGTACGATGACAAGACATCGCCGTACAGTAAAAAGGATGGGTACGAAGAAAAGGACAGCCCCTATTCAAAGTTTCCAAATAAATGTTAATATGATATAATAAAACTATGGCCAAAGGATATACATCAAAACAAGCATTGGAGAATTACACACTCCAAACAATAGACGCCTCATTTGACACGCAAATAGAATCGTGGATTGAGGCAATCGAAAAGTTTATCGAGAAATATACCGATAGAGTTTTTATCGCGGACACGGAAGCAAGCGAAAAAACATATGATGGAGAGGGAAATTCAGAACAAAAGTTTGATGATTTTATTGCGGTAACAAAAGTTGAGCTTGGCGAGGATACCAAGACAGAAGTTGAATCAGACGATTATAGAGTATATCCAAACAATGTTGAGCGAAAAAACAAGATACAATTAAAAGAGAATTATTTTACAAAGGGATATCAGAATGTGACGATCACCGCTAAATGGGGATACTCGGTAGAATGTCCGGCAGACATAGTATTAGCCGCGACAATTTTATTGGCTGGAGTTGTTAATTACTCAAACGACGCCAAAGGTAAAGTACGAAGCGAAAGCATTGGTAGATACACGGTAGCATACGAAACCGACAAAGGCTGGCAGGATTTCAAACGAACGATGATGATATTAAATAGTTATAAGAGATTCCATTTTTAATATGATTGAAAACCACTACAACCAAACAATAAGCGTTAAGCGATTAACAATCGTGTCAGGGAATAAAAAAGATTATCAAAATCACTTGACAGATGTGCCTTGTCACATTCAAGCGCTGGACCCAAGCATAACCTCAGACATCGAGGGAGGGTTTGGCAAAGACAAATTAATGTTTTGCGTTTCCCAGGACATCCAAGAGGGCGACAGAGTAATTCACGGCTCGGATACTTATAGAGTTGTCGGGGTAGAAAAATACGATAATTTTTTGAAGAGGTCAAACCACATGGAAGTTGTACTAAGAATATTTAAATCATGAGCGTAGCGATAACAATTAAAGTTAAAAATTTAGATAGAATACAGATGATGTTTAAAAAAGCGCCGATGAAAATGACGACAGCGCTTCATAAAGCAATTAATCGGATAGTATTAAAAATCGAAAGGGACGCGAAAAGAAATGCGCCAGTTAATAAAAAAGGAGGAGGCGGAAATTTAAGGCAAAGCATTCGGAGCATGATGATTGGACCAGCGAGAGGAAAAGTAGAAGCCGGCGCAGGTTACGCAGTTTTTGTCCATGAGGGGACAAGGCCGCACATTATAAGAATCAGGCAAAGAAAAGTATTAGCAAATAAAAGGGAGGGCAAGATTTTTGGGAAAGTAGTACATCATCCAGGAACCAAAGCAAATCCATTCCTCCAAAAAGCGGTAGATGATAACGAGAATTTTATAGACAAAGAATTTGAAAGCGCAGTTAAAAAAGTATTTAAATAAATATGGCCACAGATTTCAAAACAATTAGAGCCGCGATTGTAGCCGAAGTAGGAGAGCTGGATAAAGTCCAGGCCAGCTACGGTTACGAACCAAGCGTAATAGAGGGGATACCGGCCGTCGTTGTTTCGCCGAGCGATAACGAAGCAGACTACGGCTCAACCGATAAAGACAGGCTTGTTTTTGTATTTAAGTTAAGGGCTTATTATACGATTACCAAAGGAGCTGAAGAACAGGAAGCTGAAACGGCGCTTGAGGAAGTCGTAGATGAGATTTTAACAGCATTCCGTCAAAGAGATATACTTGGCGCCGCTTGTGACTGGGTAGAGCCAGCACCGAGCGTTTGGGAATACGAAACAAGAGGCGAAGCAGTTTATAGAGT